ATGTACGTACCGGGGTCTGTACCCATCACACGCCAGACCTTGGTACGTTTGAGCGCGATGAGCTGGCTGCCGAAGGGCGTGAGCGCGGTAAAGCTGTCGCCATCCCATGATGGCTGCAGCACGTCGCCCGCGCCGTCCTCGGGGATCTCATCATTCTGCGACCAGTCAAAAGGATCATAGGGCGCAGAATACATAAGCATATCCGGGTCGTCGGGGATGCCTCCGCCCCAGATGCGCTCGGCATAGCGGGCGATGACGCTGAACTTTTTGGGGGTGGGGATGGCGCCGACGCCCATGGTATCGCCGCGGATGCAGAGCATGCCGTCCTGCGCGTTGCTCATCAGCAGCACATCTACCGGCGCGTCCCTGTCCTCCACATTGATCTCATAGGCTGCCCAGCTCCATACGTCGCTCTGATAACCTGGCTGCGTCCAGCCGTAGGGCATGCTCAGCCTTGTCCAGTGATCGCCGCCGGGAAGTATCCAGTACAGCTGCCCGCCAGCGGCTGCCACAAGCACTTCATGCTGGCCGTCCGGCGCATACCATCTGCGGTACAGCCTTGCCAGCGTCTGGATGGGTTCAGGCGTTTTGGGCTTGAGCAGCGTACACGCAGCTGCCGGCTGAAGCACGCCCTGCAAAGTAAGCGCATTAAAGCAGTCGGATGCATAGCGCGGGTCCAGCCCCACGCTGTCGCCGTACTGCATCAGCCCCTTATGGGCGGGAATGCGCACCGTGGCGGCTGCAGACCCGCGCGTGATATTTGCCATCAGGCCATCTCTCCTTTCTGATCGTCAAAGGGGAATATTGTGGATAAAGGTTTTGCTTTCCGCGCCGCGCAGACGGCTTTCCACATCTTCAAAGGCTTTGCGGAAGGCGTAGCCGCGGTTCTGCCGCTGGGCGTTTCCATTGCGGCAGATGAGCCACGTGGCCCAGTCCGCAATGGCGCGATGCGTCCATTCGGGCAGATTGGGCAGGCTCATATCATGCGAAAGCGGCTGATACTCCTCGTCGTTCACGCTGACGTGCCGTCCGTACGCGGCCATTGCCAGCCGGTCATACGCCTCGTTGATGTAATCCGTCAGATGGGGCAGAAAATCCTGAACGTCGTCCGCATCGCCGCCGATCTGGAACACGACCTGCTGCCTAAGTGCCGAAAGATCCATCAGCGCACCCCCTTACAGATTGGGATAGCGCTGCTTGAGCTGCAGGAAAACAGGTACCTTGACGTCCACATACTCGCCGCGGCGGATCTGGGTGACTTTGCCGTTGATGATGACGTTCTCGGTCTGGTCCACAGTAACTTCCGTACCGGTTTCCTCCGCAAGCGGCAGAAAAACGCGCACGGTGGGCTCCACGGTCATATTGATGTTTTTAGCCATGATGATCTCTCCTTACTTTAGATGAATGGAATAGCGGAGCGGTCCTTACGACCGCCCCGCCGAACGTTTAAGCCGAAGCGCCGTGCTCCACGCGTACGATGAACGCATCCTGCAGGATGACGCAGGTAAAGCCCTTCACCTTCCAGGCGATGGTACCGCGCTGTTCCAGAGGATCGGCCGCGCCGGAGGAACCGGGCGGGTTGATGATGATCTTCACGTTTTCGCCGCCCATGCCCAGTTCGATATTGCCGTAGGCATTCTGGCCATAGATAACGGTTCCGTACACGGCAACGTCATCCGCGCCGCCGCCCAGAGGCAGGATGGAGCCGACGACGCCGCCGGAGATCATCCAGCGGAAAATGATCTTCCTGGCAGCAGCGTCCACGCGCTCTACGCACATGGGCACGCCGCCCGCACGTACCAGCTTGCCGCTGAGTTCGCGTGCAGCATCTTCCGTCAGTTCCTCGTTGACGATCACGAAACGGCCATCCTGATCGCAGGAGGTAATGGAGAGCCTGTTGGTAGTGCCGAAGAGATAGGGATCGTTCTTGAATACCTTGGCATTGGTGCTTTCAAAGAACTTGACCTTGTACATGCAGCCCAGCTCGTAACGCTCCACCTTGTCCTTGTCCTGATACTTGGCCACGTCGATCCACTGTTCATCGGCAGTCAGGTCGTAGATGGCGTCGGGATGGACGATGGCGTGATAGAAGCCGTCCTCAAAGGGCTGGCAATTGTTGCGGCGCAGCGTGCGCACGGCCTTCTTGATGTCCTCAGGGGTCAGCTTGTCCTCTGCAGTGAGCTCGGAACGGGCGGTCTTGCCGTTGGCATACTGCACGTTCATACCGGTGCACAGAGCGTCACGGCAGATGGTATCCAGGCTCAGTACCGCCTGATCGGACAGCAGCTTGGCTACCTCCTGATGCATGTTGTCCAGCTGGTAGAAGTTCAGCTCGTCCGTCAGTTCCACATGGCGGCCATAGGGCTTGACCATGGCGGTGAAGGCAGTCTGCTTGATCTCCTGGCCGTCAGGGGTCACGCCCTCCTTGAGAGGTTCGGTGCAGGCCTCGTAGGGAATCATGCGGCGGAACTGCACATGCTTGCCGTTGTGTTCCGGCAGTGTGCGCTTCTGGGCGTCGCGGCCGTGCACCATTTCGGGACGGGCGTTTTCCACCAGCGTGCGCTCGTAGTAATCCACCACGCCCGGGGCGACGCCGCCGGAAGTGGTCATGTTCATGTTGTCAAAAAGAGCCATTCATTTTTCCTCCTTTATGTTTTGGGGGTACGGGTCAAAGGGCTCTGCCCTTTGGAATCCCGCCTAAGGGACATTGCCCCTCAGGGATCCCGGTATGGGGGGCCGTTTGTACGCTGTGTCAGTACTGCATGTTGATCTTGGCGCCGCGCTTGAGCATCTCGTTGAGCTTGGAGAACTGCTGATCGTTCATGCCGCCGATATTCATCGCGCCTGCGCCGCCGTTGGCGGTGCGTACAGGCACAGGGGGCTGTTGGGCAGGCTGGATGTTCTTCCACACGTCGATGAAATCCCATTCGCCGCGCAGAATGCGGGCGCGAACTTCAGGGTCGGTGTTGTACAGCGCCATCACGTCCGTCTGGGTGACGGCCTGAATGGTGCGTGCCTGAGCGATCAGCTCCTGTGCGCGCAGCTTGAGGGTGACGTCCTGTTCAGGCTGCTGGGGAGCGGGCTGAGCGGCAGGCTGCGTTTCAGCAGCAGCGTCCAGCATGGTTTCCATGGATACGGTGTTGTTTTCCATTGGGTTTTCCTCCTTTTTTGTCGTGGCCACGACGTTGTTTGGGGTATCAAAAAAGCGGGTCAGACAAGCGTTTCGCTGTCCTTCTCCGCTTCGTTGATCATGTTTTGTTCGTCCAGCTTTCTTTGCATCTGCTGGATGGTATCCTCCAGCTGCGCGCGTTCCTCGAGGAGCTGTTCCACCAGTTCCTGCTGCTGGCGCGCGCTTTGCTGCTGACGGCTCATCAGGCCGTCGGCCTGCTGGCACATTTCTCTGAGCTCTTCGTTTTCAGCGGGCAGGTTTTCGTTTTCACGAAGCACGGGCAGAATGCGCTCCTTGCCCTCCACCTGCAAAAGCTCAAACAGCGTGCTCAGCGGGAAATGCTGTCCCGCCTGCGCGCTCATCTGGTAGGCCTGCAGCACCAGCTCGTTCTGCGCCTGCTGCCGGAGGGGATTGCGGCGCTGCACCTGCACCTGTACGGTATAGGGCGGCACAGGGAAGACGCCCTGTCCAAAAAGACGTTCAGGGCTTGCGCTCACCTCGCGCCCGGTGATGAAGAACACCCTGCGCCGGTCGTAAAACTGGCTGATGAGCCACATCACCTGCGTGACCATTTCACGGAAGCCCTGATTGAGGCCCTGCGTGCGCAGGCGGGTGATCTTGCCGCCGGCCTCCTGCAGCGCGCTGATGGCGCTGGCAGCGGTCACGCCGCCCACGGTCTCGCCGCGGCTGAACTGGTTCTGGCCGCTGTCCTGCTTGATATCCGCCTGAAGCTGCATCATCTGGCGCGTGACCATGCCGGTGAAGGGCTGGGTCTGCAGCCATTGCAGGGCGCTGGGATCGATGCGGTCGCCCTCGACCACGTCGGTCTCCCAGTTCATGAGGGCTTCCTTGTCGATGCCTGCGTTGCGGTCGATGAGCAGGCGGCCCTTGGATGCCATGCGGAGGTTCATGTCGATGTAGCTGGCGTAGCGGTTGACATAGCGCATCATGGGCGCAAGCTCCTGCACGAGGCCATCGCCCACGGGCAGACCCTCGATAGGCGTGTACACATCCAGAATGAAGGGATACATGCCGTGGCGGTACACGTCCGTGGTGTGGGAAAGCAGCGCGCCGCCTGCCAGATAAGCTACGTTGATCGTGAAACGGCGTTTCTGCGCATCATAGAGGCGATACCAGTATTCAATAAGCATGGCGCGGTTTTCATCCGAAGGCCGTCCGGCCTCCTGAGCGGCGGCCATGCCAAGGCCTGAGTACTCGGCCTCGTCGCTGCCGATCTCCAGATACTGTTCGGGGTAGTGCTGTTGGAACCAGCTCATGGGATGCCAGCTGATCTTGAACACCGCGCGGCC